TATAGGTGCAGGTCCAAGTGGTATGTCATTAGCTTGGGAATTTCTCAGAGCGGGAAATGACGACATAACAATTTATGATAGAAAACTATCTGCTGGTGGATCGTGGTGGGAACCAGAAATAGACACAAGAGATCTTCACGCACATAGGATCGTATTCGATCGCGCTTTTATCAATACACAATCACTTTTCAAAGAGATGAATATTTCGTGGAATGATATATTCCAACCCGTGAATAAAAAGAAGTATCTCGATACCGCTTTCAAGTCTCTAAGTTTTAGAGATTATGGAACCCTGATTTCACTGTTTACTCGTGTACTCACACACTCGAGTGAATACATGAGGGTGTCTCTCATGAACGCGATCGGACCCCTCAGTGACACGGGTCGGGCGTACATAGAACATTTACCGTTAATAATGGATGGTGTCACTTGGGATGTCATGTCCGCCTATGAATTTGTAAAAAATATAGATCATACTTCACTTTCGAACATGTACACACAAAGAGTTTCTGGTAAAGTAATGTGTGATGCCATGGAAAAGTGTTTACTAGATCACGGTGTTAACTTTATTTTTGGAACTGAAGTAACTTCCATAGAGTATCGAAGTGATGGATATTCTGCTAAGTTTGATACTGATCAAATTATAAACGATGGCATGTTATTTTTATGTGTAGATAATAGTCCAGCTCTAAAACTCTTGGGTGATAACTGGGGTCCGGATGCAGAGAAAAAGTTGCGAGGAAGTACATACGGCGCCATAAATGTTCTTCTCGATTATGACAAGAAACCAGTGTTGAAAACCGATATAGAAATAGCAACGCAAACCAAATGGAACTTACAACCTAAAGTTCTTTCGGATGGAAAAACAGTCTCATGTGTTATATGTGACTTGACCGAAGAGATTTTGAGTTCTAGTCCCGAAGTCGTAAAAGGGGAAGTTCTTAAGCAACTCGGTTTACCTAAACCAAATGATATACGAATTGGGTGGGGTGCAGAATGGGAAGGTGACAAATGGACATTTTCTCAGTCGTCGGGTGTTCTCAGTCTCCACGGTCAACTCCCATTTTTTGGAAACTGTTCAAAAGTTGCCATGTGCGGTATGATGTCCCCTAGAAATACACCATACTCGAGTATCGAGTCAGCCGTTGAAGTGTCAAGATCTCTGAGTCATCAAGTATTCGGCACTAGAAAGCCACTCAAACCTCTTCTCGTTTCCCACGTTTTGTTGTACACTTTTGTGATACTTATAGTTTTAACGTTAGTTTATTTTAAGAAGAAATGAAATTTCTAGGAAAGGTACATGAACCTATTTATGAGTTCAACGACAAAAAGTATATTCGTTTTATAATTCCATCTAAGTGTTCAGAAATTATAGAGCGAATGCATATAAATAAATGGCGTTTTCTATCAAACCCAAATATTGACAATCCATTGGATGGTAACATCCTAACAGTAAAAGTCCCGTTTCGGTACCGAAGAGTCATGTGTAACGTTCAAGGAAAACCTATTCAATCTCTCGTCAAAGACGATGAGGTCGAAATTGAAATAGAGTTCAAGGGTGTGTGGAATGTCGGTAATTATTCGGGCTTATCCTGGGTACTCTCTTCCTCAATCTTCTCAAGTCCTTGACTGGGATCTATGGGTAATTCAATCGTGTTCACACCACCCTTTTTCAGGTTAGAAAAGGTTTGAAGCATTCCTTGGAGACGAAAAACCTCTTGGGTCATCTGTTCAATCGTCTGTTCGAGTCGTTTAATATTCTCATCAATGTCGAGAGTGGGCATCGTGTACTTATTTAAAGTTTCGCATCTTTAAATAAGTATGCTCTCCAGAACCGGATACATCGTGAATACGGGTCCAATTCAGGAAATTAAAAAGGAACTTACCGTAAGACCCATAGTAAATGGGGATTATGGATTCCCTCCACCACCTTTCAAAGTTTTCAGACCAGCTAAGAATGGAGTCTGCGTTCCAAGATTCTACGGAACTTCTAAACTTGGGGAACCACGTGAAGACAAGAGACCAGAACCTAGTCGCATCGATACCAAGTTCGTTGGGAAGCTTCGAGATTCCACACACCAAAATGATGCCCTCCGTTCAGCAATTGAAGCAGGGCATGGCGTCCTTTCTTTACCATGTGGCTATGGTAAAACGACGGTATCCCTGGCCATAGCGTGTAAGTTGGGGTACAGGACCATGATTGTAGTACACAAACAATTCTTAGCCGATCAGTGGCGAGAAAGGATTCAACAATTTTGCCCGGGTGCCACGATTGGTGTCGTGCAACAGGATAAGAAGGAAGTCGATTGTGATTTTGTCATCGCTATGCTCCAGTCATTGTCACTCAAAGAATATTCATTTTCAGATTTTGATAGCGTAGGAACTCTCATAGTCGACGAGGCGCATCATATTTGTGCAAAGGTATTTAGTCAGTCACTCTTCAAAATGTGCCCCAAGCACATCTTTGGACTCTCAGCGACACCAGAACGAAAAGATGGTCTCACGAAAGTGCTTCACTGGTTTATGGGTCCAACATTCTTTTCGGTTGAAAGAAAGAATCAAGAACAAGTTGAAGTGTTTCAGGTTACGTTCGATTCACCGAATTACAGAAACCCTCCACCATCTATGAGGAATGGAAAGATTTCAATGCCAAATATGATTACATGCTTAGTTGAAGATCGTCAAAGAAATAAGATGTTGGTGGAGTTGGTGAAAAAGGCTTCAGCGGGTACTCGACAACTTTTAGTTCTCAGTGATCGCCGACTTCATTGTGAATTTCTTCACCAATGTTTCCCTAAAACTTCAGGACTCTATATGGGTGGTATGAAAGAAGCTGCTCTCCAGGAATCTTCAAAAAAGAAGATCATCTTCGCAACATTCAGCCAAGCCCATGAGGGTCTCGATATTCCAACTCTTGATACAGTCATCTTAGCCAGTCCCAAGTCTGATATCACTCAAAGTATTGGTAGAATCATGAGAGAAACAAAGGGAAAGAAGAATGATCCTCATATTTATGATGTACACGACCCTTGGTCTATATTTACAGCGATGTATTACAAACGAATGAAGGTGTACCGACAAGGTGGATTCAATATCCGTGGAAAGGTTATAGAAGAAAAGAAGAATGACTTCCCTCAGGGAAAGTGTCTGTTTTTATAATCTGAACATCTATTAAATGTCGGGTGCATTAATACAATTGGTATCCAAGGGAATACAAGATGTCTATCTAACTAGTGACGATGGACATTCTTTTTTCCGGATGAAGTTTACGAGACATACAAACTTTTCTCAAGCACCAAAATACATTAAAAATATTTCTGATAAAGATGTGTCCATTAAAATTCCTGTTTTGGGTGATGTCCTCAACGGGTTGTGGTTTGAATCGAGTTCTCTAAACTCTAACGCGAATATCGCATCCAACTTATTTTTTAATTCCACACTCGATCTCTTTATAGGTGGTCAAAAAATTGATTCACAATCATATGATTATTTCGGTGATATATGGCCAAACTACTTAGCTGATACATGGAATAAATCTCAAGAACTTAACAATAAAACTTCGACATCTAACTTTACCTTTGTTCCACTTCATTTCTTTTTCTGTGATCATAAAGCATTTTTACCTCTCGTGGCATTACAACATCACGAAGTTGAAATACGAATTAATTTTGATGAAGAAAATTTAGCTACTATAGGAGCTGACGAAAAGACTGCTAAAATATATGGAAACTACGTGTATTTAGATAAAGAAGAAAGGGAGTCACTGATTAGTCGATCATTGGATTTCGTCATTACACAAGTTCAGAAAATCGAGTTTCCCCTCACGACTACTATTGATAACACATTGGCCAGTAATGAAAACGTATGTGACATATCTTCTTTCAATCACCCAGTTAAATCGTTATTCTTTGGGTTTGGTGCAAACAGTGGTGACTTCGCAAACGATCGTTTCACATTCAAGAATGCCGATTTACAAATAAACGGGATACCTCTACTCGAACAGATGAGTCCCATGTACTTTCACACCATTCAAAATTATTTCAAGTCGTCATTTGGAACATCTGAATTTATCGCAGAGAATCAGGTGCTAATGTATACCCGTTTCTTCGCCTATCATTTCTGTATGAACGCATCAGACTATAATCCATCCGGTTCCTGTAATTTCAGCCGACTCGATAACGCTAAATTGACAATCAGAGGCGCCGAAAAGGGTTTGAATAGACCAACTAATCAGCCACTATTTGTTTACGCTGTAAATTATAACGTGTTGAGAATCAAGGATGGTTTAGCAGGAATTTTATTCGGTAGTTAATGTATAGATGGGTAGAACTGTTCGTTTCGATCAGATTTTTGTGTCGAATATGGACGCTGATCCCACAGAGCAGGATATTCTCACCACAGTACGGAGTAT